ATGTCAGTAGATATTAAAGCTATCCGCTGGCTTTTAGACAACGCCACAGCCTATGCTATCAGCAAAAACTGTGGCGTATCTATTCAGGCAGTAGATAAGTATAAAAACGGTGTATCAGATATTATGAACATGCGTTTAAAACACGCTATCAGCATGACTTCTTACTCCCATACACTACAAGAAAAACAGTGAGTACCATCACTGTTTTTTCTATTTTGAGCAAACAAAAAAACCGCAAGCTATTGCCTGCGGTTAGTGTAATCTATTTTGAAGTCTTTCTGTTTTTATTTTGTTGTAATTAAACCATCCGGTTCAACTACAAACGCTGCTTTATCAGCCATACGCCCATCTGGTAGAAGTAGATACCAGCCGTCGTTGTATCGTACAAATGTATCGGATTTCATATCACCGTTGGTAGCATCACAATAATACCAATTATCGTAATACTTAATCCAGCCGGTTTGCATCGAACCGTCACGATTGAAGTAGTACCATACACCAGCAATTTTCTTCCAAGATGTGGCCATGTCCCCACTAGAGTCGAACCAGTACCATTTACCGTCTGTGTGCTTGAGCCATTTCTCAGAGTACATATAGCCCGACTCGTCAAAATAAAACCATGATTGATTTTCTTCGATATATTCGAATTGAGCTTTTGGATAAGTACCGTTAGCACGAGCAAACCAGTATCCAGTATCATCCTTTTGCCAACCTTTTTTAGGTTTTTCAGGCTGTGCATTTGGATTAGTCAGACGATACACATAATAGTATGGTCGCCCTGCATAGAGCCAAATATCGTCATGATCGTTCACTGTGATACCATCAAAACGATAGTTACAGTGGATAATGTTGTCGCTATCCACAAAGATACCAGTATGTCCTCCAGCGCCACTAGAATATCCCTTGCGCCCCCAGATAAAAACATCTCCTCGTTGAGCATCCCACGGGGTATTTTCCGAGATAAGCTCATAACCATTATTAATAAGCCATTGATGTTCATACTCAGTATTAACAGCCCAACCAGCTGATACTGCTCCAGCGCTACGAAGTGCGTAATATACAGACGATGAGCAATCGTAAGAGTCATCTCCATCTCGCGATGTCATACTGTATGATACATTTCCTTTACGTGCTTGCATCCAAGCGATAGCTGTTTCAATGTTTACTGTCATGTTTATTCCCCTTTCCAAGAATCATTCATCTGCTTCACAGCTGACTCGACAAATGTATCGAGGTCACGATCAGTCATGCTGATGTTATATTTGGTCAGCTCTGCACGGATTTTATCACGAGCCTGTTCCAGCTTTTCTTCGCCTTTATAGCCTGTTTCAGACGCGACCTGCTCCACGGCATGAACCGCATTGTTGGCTAATATTTCAGCGATTTTTACAGCTTTCTCTCCACCTTTTCGCAAAAGATAGTCTTTCACCGCTTTTACGATACTGCCTACTGCTACTGTTAAAAATCCTGTAGCAAAAGCGATAATGATTTCATTAAATTGTGTCATATGTTTTTCCTTTCTATTACGGTAATGTTGTTGGCCATGGATCGTCTGTCGTGAACACTACTGGACTAATGCGAATTTGAGATAAAACGTTGCTAGTTAGCGCATTTCTATCCATTGCATATCTCAACTGGATAGCATTACTATCCTCTTTACCACCAACGTATACACTTCCAAGTAAGTCCCCTAAATCTCCATATAGGCCAGATAGTAGAGAGCTTGCACTTCTGAATCCGACTGGTAAAACTTGATTACCTTGACCGGTATTAAGTTTAATCCATGTGTATTGCTTACCACCTATTGTCTTATCTACAATGTTTCCGCCTTGTTTTGCTAAGTCATCAACGCCGAACCAACCCCATGACAAGCCGTCGAACTTAACGACAATTTCATCGTTAATTCTTCTGACTTGAACTTTCGCATTACCTCTCTTGTTGATTAATGGCAAGGTTCTCCAACCAGTATCGCCAATCAAAACACGCCAACCAGTGTTACCATTTCCACTCTCTTTTATCCACTTCAGAGCGCCATTCGTCACATTGACATCGACATAGGTCGTCCCGATTTCGGCAACTATACGCCCTTCTGGAGAACCTGTACCGCGGATTTCATGGCCTACGTTCTCCGGTAGTGGCAGAGTGACATTATTACCCCCAACTAGGCCGAGGGTATTGCCTGTCAAGACTAGCCTTGCTTCAGGCTTTTGGTTCAGTGCCTTCACATCACGGCCAACCGCTTTAGCAAATTCCTCTAAATTGCTCATAGCAATCACGCTTTCGCAACGTTATAGGTTGCGACCAGGTCGAGATTGGCAAATTCGTCAATACGACGACCGAGGTCAGCCAGTTTTTGAACCACTGCGCCTTCAGTATCGCCACTCATGCTAGCAATCATCTGAGCGATTTCTTTAAGAGTGTCGAGATTTTCAGGCACTCCATCACCTAAAATCTCAGTCTTAACTGCGGTTTTAGCCTGCTCGATGGCCTGCATTAAAGTGGTATTGTCAATCTTTGTATTGATCAACTGCATCATTGTCTTATTATCCGCTCCAACTGCAGAAGCGAATGCAATCAGTTTACTTGTATCCATTGTTTTACACCTTCCCTAAATTATAAAATTTCACTAAGTCCGGAAATTCCTGACTTAGTGTACCGTCACCACCTACAGTCTTTCCTGCAAGTTGCTTCTTAACTTCTTCAGCGATATCCAACTCTTTGAGAGCGTGGATTTCGTTTGTGACCAGGTTCTTATCCGATTTTGTGATTCGGATTTGAGTCGAGTCGTCGCTTGGGAATGTATATCCACCTACAGATACCTCGATTCGATATAAGCCGGCAGGTAAAATCACGCCCAAGTTAAAGGAAACCGCACCATTAGTCACGACTGCCGTCTTGCGTAATTGCTCCTGACCTCTCGTCAACGTGATAGATGCCTCTTGGCCTTCAAGCTGTGGAATCGAATCATGATTTTCATCAAGTAAAGAAAAGGCAAATGTGGAAGCCACATCGCCTTGCTTAACTAAAAATCCACCGTCCACTTGTTCGAGATTGGTTGAATTAAGAACATAAGCCATTCTTTGCTCCTTTCTCATCTTCAACTAAGATGTCGTCTCTGATTTGCAACGCCTCAAAATTGTTGTATAAGTGACTAATGTAGCCATTGCCACCAAGCGCCTTGTAACTGTTGTGCATGTTTTCGACCACGTAGAACTCATCCTTAGTAGTGAATCCACGTCGGATGGCCCTGCGAATGTCACGATCAAGACGCATCCTCATAGTTACCAGGTGCGCCTCGTCGTGTAACTTCAGCTTCTCTTGTACTTCGTCAATTTTTGCGTTGCTATCGCATGCAGTTTCTTGGACATCTTTGATTTGTTTCTTGACATCATTCAATTCTGAAATGATTTGGTCTGTCTGTTCCTTGGTCTTCTTCGGCATTTTATAGCCGAGCCAAGCGATAACGATTGGTGTGGCTACTGGTAGCACGTTCATGAAGAAATGTTCTGTTGATTGTAAGACGTCCATAGTCACCTCCATTATTGGTTAGGTGTAACTGTTGTAGCAGAAGGTTCCGTTACGGTAGCTGTCGTAGAGACTGCAGCTGCTGGTGCGACAGGTTCATCTGGTGCTTTCGGCGCATTAAATTTCCAAGGTGCTAGAATACCATTCTGGTAAGGTGTCCCTTCAAGTTGGGCAAGTGTTTCTCCTTGGTAAGTAAATGACTGATTCGTTTGAATCAAGATACGTTTACCTTCTCCATTGATTTCAACGTGAGCAGGATCTTCAACCGCAAAGATTGCACCAGGCTCATAAACTTTACCGACTTCAGCAAGAGGGAATAACTCAACCATTTCTTTGTACGTCGTACCGTAAGAAACTTTTTCACCCATGATGGAATCTTGTGCCATCACTCGCACTACTTTATTAATGCGATTCGCAAGTGCTTCAAGATCATTCTGTTTAGCTTCTGTTTGAGCTACTTTCTGCTCAGCCTGTTCCAATTTAGCTTGATTTTCTTGCAACTTCGCTTGTGTTTGCACGATAGCGCTCGCTGGGTCAAGTTCAGCCTTAACCACATCAAGCACCGCTTGAATAAGTACTTCTTGACTTTCGTGTGTGCGGTCACCAGACAAGCCTGCTTGCTCGTAGCTATAGCGTTGGCCATGTTCTTTTTTGATTGTCACGATTGTGACGTTATCAGGTTGACGGTAGTAAGGGTTGTTTGCTAGTTCGTATGTTTGTGTCATGTTCTATTCTCCTTTTTGCATTTTTGCTTTTGTTTCTTCGAAAAGTTCTTTAAGTGCCTGGTCGTATTCCAGCACTTCGTTCATTGCTTTTAATTCGCTTGCCGCGAGTTGATAAAACGCCTCGTTTTGAGCCGATTCCAATTCACTTTTGGCCAATTTGGTTGCTAGCGATTGTAATACTAGTTGGTTGATTGCTTCATTCATGCTATTTCCTCCAATTTCTCTAATCGTTGATTTAATTCTTGAATTGCTTTGAGAGCCATCGTTGTCAATCTGAGATTATCCAAGTTTAGCGTGTCGCCGTTCTCATAGACAAGAGTCGGATCTACTGCTTGAACCTCTTGGGCAATCAAACCAATCTTCGTGTGTGCTTGTTGTGGTCTGTCCTCTTGTTTCTTCCAATCGTATTCCTTGAACTGAAATTGCTGGATATAATCAAGAGCCTTGTGCTTACAGTCAACAATATTCTTCTTCAAACGGCTGTCCGAAAAGCTTTGTTTTATAATGGCCCACAAGCCATATGCAGTACCATTATATGTGTAGTAAATGTCGTTTGGTGCGTAATCTAACGCAACAGTAGACTGCCAGAATCCTAGTGTTCCTGTTGTCACACTCCCGACTTTGCCTTTGCCTGTTTTTAGCCAACCAATCCCTTTTGTATTGATGTAACCTTGTACAGTCATAATAAACTCATCTGTATCGCGAGCTGTATCCCCTTGTGTTATATCATCGTCCTTGTAGACGAATAATCCATAAGGGACATTCTCACCTCGGCCAGAAGAACCAATGAACTGGACACCCAGACCATCCTTTGAGTTGACGGCCCTAGGCACATTTATCTGCAAACCACCATTGACGGTATCGAACGAACCATATTGTCCAAGATTTATCCTTGTGCGGCCTGTTAATGTAGTACCTGTAATGGTCCCACCGTGGATCCTATCTCCGCTTAGCGTTCCTGTTGTTATTTGACTTGCATCAATCGAAATACTGCGAACACGATTAATAAAAGCCTGTTTCGCAAATAACAGACTTAAATAAGCTTCATTTGCTACAAGTTTATTAAAAAGAGCTTGGTCCACCCTCAACTTGTCAGCAGTAACGGCTTCGGCGTCTAAAATCGTAGTTGTGACGGAACCTGCTTCAAAATTGGCTGTCTTTAACTTATCAACCATAGCCGATTTGATAACGGCTTTATCAATCAAGGTCTCGCCAGTGATGTGAAACAATTTTCCTATAAAACGGTTTATCCCATCAGCTCCTAGATTAAGCCCAGAGATGATATCTCCAGCTGAATTGATGTTCTGGACAGACCATGAGCCTGCCAGTTGACTTTGAACCGTGCGAACCGCTTCGGACATATCATCAAATTGACTAGCTTTATATCCGTTCGTCTGAGAAGAACGCACAAGCATAATCTCTTTAATTTCAACCCAGCCATTTTTGGCTAAGTAGAAATAAAGTGGATAAAGTTCGCTATTCCCAAATTCAAAATCTCTGCTGATAGTGTACGTTTCGTTGAACTCTTTCCAATCGCTTGAAACTGCAGTTGAGCTTGTGACTACATCTGAAGCGAAAGCTGTTTCATTCGTTCCGTGATTTTTAGCAACAACCGTGAAATTATGGTCTAATCGTCCCATAATGCGATACTTAAAATTAAGAGTATATGTCTCACCTCTGGCCAATCTATCGATGTAAAGTGGTAGTGTGAATCCTGCGAATGTATATCCTGAATTACCAGTGCATCGAATGGTAAATATACCGTTATTCACGAATACTCTCTTAGTGTTGCCTTCGTAAACAAGCGTATGCCTGTCCATCGCCTTCGAGCGGACGATTAAGTTATTGTCACTTCCAAGACTTTTAGCAACTTCAACCTGAAAAAGTTGGGAAGTAAGAGCCATGCGAGCGACCTTATTCGAGATGTCATTCTCGTTGCTACCGATAATCCGCTCATAGAGTTGACTAGTCTCTCTGACATGTTGGAAATCTGTCTGATTGACCTTGCCAGCAATCTGAGATGTGATGCTTGAGAATTGGCCATCAACTGTCTGCTTATACTGAGCAATTTTCGTAGCAATGTCATTGTTCGTCTGCGTACTTATCGCACTAAACCGACGTTCAAGACCTCTTACATCCTCTTGATAAGCTGATTTTTCAACATAGTCTCTGGATATCTGTTCACGAATTGCGCTAACTTGACGAGCGCTCTCGTCTCGTGCATAACGTTGCAAGCTCTCTTGTCGCTGACCGTCTTTATTGACATGCGTTTCAATCGCACCAAGCTTGGTCAAGATACCGTCTGCAGTGTTTTTGACTTCATTCAGCTTAGTGCCATATTGAGTCTTGAAGGCTTCAATCTGGCTAAGAGCATTTTGAGATGATGTTTGTAGATTAGTAATGTCTGCTCTTGCTCGCTCACTAATCCTCTTGGCTTCCTGAGCGAGTGAACTGCTGGCACCAGCATTTCGTAGGGCCTCTTCAGCATTTCGCCTAGCTTCTTGTATCGAAGCGTTGTCAAAGCTATCGAAACGCTGATTGATAGTATCAGAGAGTTCCCTTTTAACTTCTTCAGCTTTAGCCCTAGCAAGTTCGATACCGTCCAAAATTTCCTGTCTAAGCAATCCAGCTTGATGATCAAAGTCTAAGTCTGCATTTTGAAGAGCCTTTTCAAGGGCAATTTCTTGTGCGGTTCCTGTCACACCAAGGATTGCATCAGCTGCGTTAGATAAGCCACCAGAAGCTCTAGAACCACCAGTGCTTGCCTTATCATCGAAAGTCAGAGAGATGTACTCTTCTTTCAAGGCATCGAACTCATAAGCAATAGCTTTCTTGAATTCATCGACATTGTGTTTCCAGCTCTTGAGATTGACCGTATCACCCATGTGAACTACTTGGCCATCAAGTTCATAAGCTTCAATCTTGATAGCGTCAGAGACCTTGTCAATGCCCTCATTTGAGAACTTAGCCTGTGCCCACTTCTGCAGCTCTTCAACGGATTTTGCATTGTTATTCTCATACTCTTTTTCGTTTATGTAAGGATAAGAATTAATAAGAGGACTATCAACAGTTACTCTGAAAGTCGTTTCTTTTTCAGAGCCTTCAGGCTTAAAAGTCGATTTGGCATGGATTCTTGTGACAACATTCTGACTGTTTCTTGTGCGTTGGTAATCCTTCAGATTCTTGTGTGTCGTGATAACAACACCACGATTCTCCCCACGACTCTTCTTCACTGTCAGAGCGAAATTGTCACGCACCAGCTCGCCTTCCCATGTACCAACAATGCTGTGCTTACCGTCCAGCAATACAGAGTATAGAGTTTCTGTTTCAGTCGTATTGAAGGTCCTACGATCCTGGATATCACTGTTAAATGAGAAGTCCCCAAGAGCCGTTTTGGTATTTTGGACCATGCGAGAAAGAGCCATGCCACAGCTCTGACTAGTCACACTCACTGGCGTTATAGACCGTTGCATCACATCGTCTGAAATGTGATAGGCTGTGATTTCCAGATGGTCATTGTGCTCAACAGGTTTCTTGATGCGAAATAGCTGCGCACCAAGAACAGGAGTCGGCGCTTTTATCAACATATCTTCTTGAATAAGTTGATAAATACCAGAGTCAGAAATAGGATATTTCACAGTTAAGGTGAAATCGCCATTCATGGTTTCTTTAACAATCGCCGAAGTCGCTTCATGAAGTGGCTCCCCGTTCCACCTAACGGTTCTTGCATCTTTATTAAGTAGATAAAGCAATTATGCCCACCCCCAAACCGTTTCGATTTCAAGCGATTGAATACCTGAACCCAAAACAACCCCAACATTCTTAAGTTTCGCTGGATCAACTGTGATAAAATCCCCTGACCATTTGACTGGCTTCCCTGTTGTTGTTTTAAAACTTGGATTGTCAGGATTATTGACCATCACAAGCGACTCAGTGAGTCGTTCAAGACGGATGACCTGACCAGCGATTGTAAACGAAGTCTCAACAGCGCTCTGGCCAACGATTGTGATTTTAGGAAAGGCAAGAGCAGAACCTTGAACAGTCAAAGTCCCACTTCTTGTCAATCTCTGTGTATCTGTGTCTTTAAAGTATTTGGTAGGGTGACAAGTGAAGGTTGCTTTAGTCATATAAAGACCAGGTTGCACTTCTTCAAGGTCGCTCACATTGACCTTATAGCACCAAAGACGAGTTGTTTTGACTCGCTCACTCTCTAGCCAGAACTTCTCACGGATAAACAGACTCATAAATTGGTTCATCTGTTCTTCAGTAGGTTTAACCAAATAAATCGTATAAGTTTTCTTGACCAGTTCCCTATGCTTGTTTGTCTGAACGATTGCTCCACTGATGCCACCATGCTCCAAGAGAGCTGTCTTGCTCTCTCCCAGAGAAATTGAGGGAGAATCATGGACAATGACCTTAAAAGGAAAAGACGATGTCCTCACACCGTCAATCACAAGCTCATTATGCTTTATCATGAAAATCCTCCTCTCAATTGTGTTTTACGTTGCAATTCGTCAGCAATCCTCTGCGCTACCTCATCAGCAATCCGTATAATGTCAGCTTCTTCTCTGACGGTATTGCCAGTGATAGTGATATTGATTGTCGGTGAAGTTCCACCCATTGTCTGAGCAATACCTCGACCGATAGCACCAAGTGTTTTGTCATTGAGTGGTAACACTGCTTCATTACCAGCTTCACCGCCAACCATCATGTTATTTCCATTCATTCCAAAAATGGTTGGTTTTGTCATGATACCGCCTTTGGCATACCATTCAATTCCAATACTTGGAACACCTTGACTCAACCAATCTAATGGATTGGCCGACCCGCTCACATGAAAGTGCGGTAGTGGAATGTGTGGCCAGCTGATACTGAAGTTAAACAATCCCTTGATAGCTTCAATAGCTGAAGATACAGCATTTTTTGCACCATTGATAGCTCCTGAAATGGTACTCTTAATACCTTCCCAAACACTTGATACTGTGCCAGATATACCATTTAACACATTTGAGACAGTATCCTTGATAGCGTTCCAGATATTTGATACAGTTCCTGAAATGCCGTTGAGAACATTTGAAATGTAGCTCTGGATAGCTGAAAAAATGGTCTGGACAATGCTTTGGATAGCTTGCCATACAGTAGAGAATACCCCCTTAATAGTTTCCCAAGCGCCTGACCAATCACCATTGATGATCTGCATAACTGCTTGAATGATACCAAGGACAACGTTTATTGCAGTCTCAACAACGGTCTTGATGATTTCCCAAGCTGTTGTAATGACAAGTTGGATATTGTCCCAACCAGCTTGAATGAGTGGGCCTAAAATTTCCAGAATTGTGCTTATAACTGTATAGATGGCATTCCAGACAGTCTCAGCACTTGTTCTGATAAGTTCCTGGTTCTCCGTCCACCAAGTAACAACCGTTCCAAAGATACTCATGACAAAATTAGAAATCTCTGATACGACTGTATTGATGACCTCAAGAATCGCATTCCAAACGGTCGTGACCACATCTCGAAAACCTTCGTTAGTTTCCCAGAGATATTTCACAATAGCAACAATCGCTGCTATGGCCACTACAACTCCTGAAATAATTCCAATGATTGGTAATGCTGCTGCAATCATTGCGCCAAATGAAGACATAAACACAGCTTGCAAGGTTAAGAATATGGGGGCTAAGGCTCCTACAATTGTCAAAACCACACCTAAGATGACAATGAAATCTTTTACTGGATTAGGTAACGAACTGAACAGCTCAGCCACACCCTTCACAATGCTTGCCAATGTTTGAAACACTGGAATCATCATTTCTAAAAGTGGCTGACCTATAGCAGACAATGCATTGGTTCCGGCTTGTTTCAGATTCCCCATCACATTTTCTAAGCCGTCTGATTCTCTTGCAGCCTGTCCAAGTGCTCCTGAAAGTTTATTCCCGTCTTCAACCATCTGAAGCAAGGTCAATTGCTTCTGCGCTTCGCTCAAGTCCTTGAATGACTTTCCGTACAATTTATTTGCAGCGGCATTCCTAGTTGTCTCTGTCGCAGAGATACCAAGAGCCGCATCGTTAGAAAAGTTTCCTTTTAAAAAGGATTGTAGGCTTTCTGTCACGCTCTCAATGGACTTATCATAAAATGCTGCACCATCTGCTGCTGCCCTAGTCGCACGAGAAGTTAGATCCAAAGCTTCGGAAGTATTCAATCCTGAAGTTTTAGCAAATGAAGCCATCTGAGTAAATGACCCTTGTAAACGCTCTGGGACAATATCCATTTCCCGACCAATAGCATTCAATGCTTCTCTTGCTTGAGTTTCCATATCTCCGAAAACAGTAGTAAATTGAGCATTACTAGCTTGCATTTGAGCAGCAGCTTCTAACGCTTCTTTCCCTACTTCCACAAGCTTATCTGAAATAGCACTCAACTTCTCACTAAACTGTTGAAGTAGTTCTGCCCTTAAATTTCTTGAGATTTCACTTAAACTTTCTTGAGTGCCATCAGCAGCAGACTTTGTTCCCTTCATCTCATCATTGAGATGATTAAAAGCAGTCTTAGCCTGATTTAACTCAGCTTCCATCTTGTTGGCTTGTGTGGAGTTCTCACCAAATTCTTTTTTGGTAATTTCCAATTGCTGTTCTAGATTAGAAATTTGTTTACTTACAATCTCAGACTGAGCACCAATCTTTTTCTGGGCAAGAGCATTTCTCTCAGCTTCACTAGCATTAGCGCCTAGCTGACTTTCTTGCAGTTTGAATGAGCTTGTCACCTTTACCATCTCTGAAGCAAGTTGACTCTGCTCATTTTGCAACTCTTTTAATTGGTTCTTGTTGTTCTGAGTAGCACTCCCATTCTCAGTAAGCGCCTGGTTCACATTTGCAAGCTTACCCTCATATCCTTTTAGGACGTTTTGAGTAACTTCTACTTCACGTTGAAAAGCACGGTACTGGTCAGCACCGATATCACCATTTTTGAATTGTTGCTCCACCTGAGACTGAGCTTGTCTCAAGGTTTCTAGTTTCTCCTTGGTCGTCGAAACTTGCTTTTGTAAAACCTCTTGTTTCTGAGTGAGAAGCGTTACGTTGCCTGTATCAAACTTCAATGCTTTGTCAATCTGTCTCAACTCCTGACTTGCATCAGTAGCAGCCTTATTGACATTTTTCAGCGCCTTCTGTAAGGGTTGTGTGTCGCCATCGATTTCAATTTTGATACCTTTGATATTTCCTGCCATATTTCCTCCTTTCACAAAAAATAGAAAAGCGCTGAGAGAACTTCTACGACTGATAATGCAGTTAGGACAATGAACTTGACCTCAGAATCGCTCTCTCAGCACTCATTTTTTTCTTTAAAAACTGTCAAAATCAGCTTGTGTGGCTTTCCGTTCGCCACCCTTGTCCTCACTCCGTAAATTCACATAATCCGTCTGATAATCCAGCGCCATTCCGATTGAGATGTGTTTTAGATCATCGATAGACAGACCAGTTTCTTTACAGCAGGACAGATAAGACTCTACTGTGAAGATTTCTTCACTAGCTGATTCTGATTCATCTGGTGCTTTTTTGTCGTCATGCTCGCATTCAGCATTTCCATCAGCACAGGACCAACTTCCTGAATCGGAAAGATTTCCATTTCCATAAAGAATTGTTCATAAGGCTTGATTTGAGGATTTGCAGATTTAGCAAAGGTCCAAAAAAGGCGGTTGAAAAAGGTCATATCAAACTCTTCTAGCATTGAAATGTCAATGTTAGTCGCTGTCAATTCTTTTTCAGCTTCCAGCTTGTTCAATTCATTCATGAATGATTGATTTTTCAACATTGAGAACAAATCTTGAAAATAATCTTTCCCAAATTGTTGCTTGTAGGCGATAGGAGTATAGCCATTTGTGCCTAACTCATACTCCTGATCACCAACCAAAACGATTTTACGCATAGATTTTCTCCTTAACCTGCCACCGCAGTAGGTTCATACACTTTCTTGAACCAGTTGTCATACGCATCTTTGTCATCAGCTGATGTGATAGAACGCTTGACAACTGTATCCAATGGGCGCGGGCTAGCTTTGAAACTAAGTTCACGTTCGTTGGTTGATGTCCCGTTCTTAGTTTTTGAGCCAAGAGATGGGCGACTGGCAAAACAGTAGTACATCACATAGCGAGTCTTGTTTTTGTCGCCTTCAAACTGGAACATCATTGCGAACTCTGTCAAGCTCGCATCTGCTTTTTCAGTCATAACACCAGTTTGAGGGTCCTTGATTTCACCAAGAATTTTTGTCGCAAATTCATCAATGATGTGTGGAATTTTAAGTTTACCTTCATAGCCTTCGTTTGAATTCATGAAATGGTAATCCTTGTTGTCTGCCTTGACAGGGGTTGTTTCCCCTTTAGTATCAAGTGTCAGCTCAATTGCTCCAGGAAAACGAAAAACATCACCGTAAGTAATAACTCCATCTGCTGCAAGTGTCTTGATAGGTGCGATATGTACATTTTCTAGGCCAAAGGTTACTTTATTTTCTTGAGTCATGTCATTCCTCCTTAGTATAGATAGACCGTATAAGACTTGACATAGAGTCTTTCAGTCTCGATAAATGTTTCTTCTTGAACATCGAAAAAGAGCTCGTGGGTTGTCCACAGCTCTTCCAGACGTTCTTCCAAATCTTCATCCTTACTCTCAAAAGCTAGCTCTACTGTCACGCTCTTAATCTGATGATTAACCGTGTTGTCAGCTGCATTGATGGCTGGACTTGATTCATAATAGACCAGGTAAGGTAGGTCAGGAGCGTTCCCAGTTTTAAACGCTCGATAGGTGACAGGCAGGTTTACCTGTTCCAAAATAGCAGCAAAGTCTGATAGCTTCATTTCCCAATCTCCTTGATACGCTTCTCAAAGCTCTGAATCGCTTTTTCTTCAGCTGGCTTGATGTGAACAATACCAGCAACACGGCCACCATTTCTTGAAAGGTGCCCGTTCTCAAGTATGTGAGTAAGACTTGCAACTGCGTTGAACACAACAAAAGAGCCGTTGGCCAGTTTCTTCTTTTTCCAACTTCTGCGATACTTTCCGTACCGTTTAGGACTTGTCTCTTTCAACTCATCCACAGTCTCATCAGCCACCTGCTCTGCAATCTTATCCACTTCTTCAGTAACCTCATCAGAGTAAGCTGCAAGCTCTTTCGCTATCAAATCAGCAAGATCATTGCTCATTTCAATACCTCTGATAAAGTCAACTCTAAAATTTCAGAATCGATAGGATAGGTTTTTAAGATGCGATATTGCTTGCCTTCAAACTTCGCAAACTCCTGATTCTCATACTCAAAATTTCGAATCTCAACGACCAAGCTCGGTTTTAGACCTGCCTGGTTTGCTTGATAAAATTCAGAGCGAGTAACCTTCTTTTTACGACACAACAGAGTAACTTCAACATCTTCAGAGATTGGTTGTAGTAACTTGTCCTTACCTGTGACTTTTTTAGAGATCAGTTTGATTTCATGATTCCACATTCTTGACCTCTTTCTTTGATGCTATCTGTAAATTATGCAGTCGCCATTGAAGGTGACGTGGCATATCCACCCCACCCTCATAGCGATAAGCAGCATATTCAACGATAAACATTTCATGGTCAGCACGCTCACCGACAAGCTCGATACCGAGGTTATCGGTCAATTCAGTGATGACACTTGAAATGATTTTTTCTAACGGCTTGTCTCTCAAGCTGGTTGAAATACCCAGCTTAAGCTTCAGCAATTCTAAAAGCTGACCTTCATCCATGCTTACTCCTCAACTTCCTTAGCAGGCTCTTCAGCAGTTTCCTCAACTGTTTCCTTAACTGTTTCTTCCTGCTCAACTGCGGGCTCTTCCTTAACTTCTTTTGTTTCAGGAGCTGGTTTCTTAGGCTCATCATCTCCCAAAACCTCAAGGAAGATAGAGCCAGCAGTGTTAGAACCAGTCAAAAGGCCATTGGTAAAGCTATCTGTGGGCTCATATCCTTCACGAGGAAAGATATCGCCAACAGCATAGTCATGTTTTTCAGGATCAGCCAAGTCCTTGAAAGGACGGATTACTTTATAGCTCATACGTTACCTCCTTAAGCTACAACATCAGTGTAGGTTCCGAATACCCCAGCATCTTCATCAGTCTTCTTGATGTCAAAACGTAGGTATGATGCAAGGTTTTTACCAAATTTGTGATTGTCTTCCCAATTCACGCTCAATTCCATACGGTCAAACAATGTAAGGAAGTATTCAACATCTCCGATAAAATACTTCATTTCCCCTTCTTGACCCAAAAGAGTGTCATCAACAGGGTAGATAGTTTTTCCAGAGAATGAATAGCCTGTTGGTGAAGTGATGTCAGGTTGAAGCATGTAGCGGCCGTCCTTGTCCTTAACTTTATCCAATGCGTTGAACATAGAGTCAGTAACAACAAGAGATTTTTTATAAACAGATGAAATCTTAGTATTCAAAATATCTTTAAGTCCATCATAACCGCTAGCATTTACAACTTTTGCAGTTTTCAAAACATCCGCAACAATTGCCAATTTTGTTTGTTCGTCCTGATCTTGAATATCTTCTTGCATGATTCCAATAAGGTCATATTGTGCATCTTCAATCGCTTCACGAGAGATAGGAAGTTCCCCACGATAAGTCTTAATTTTGTAATCTACTTCAGTGATTTTTGTTTTTCCTAATTCTGGATTTTCTTCAAGTTCACCAACCTCTGTCATCTTACGATTTGATTTCTTCATGACTGGGTAAGTACCTGAGCCACTTGTTACTTTTACAATATGGATTAGATTAAGCAGCGGGTTCTGACGTTCAGGTGTTTTTTGTGGTTCCAAAACCTCTTTCGGAATAATCGCTCCTACATCTGTTGTTTTAACACCTGTGCGTTTTTGTCCACGAGAGCGGATGAATTCTAGTACTGCGTCACGTTTTTCCAATTTCTGTCCTCCACGTTTTTCTTGACTTGGGTAAGTCGGGGCTTTGCGATTCAATTCTTCAACTTGATTTTGCAAATCTTCGATTTCCTTTTCAAGTTGTTCTTTTTCTGCCAATTTTTCATCCAATTCTTTTTGAATATCTTCCAGGTTCTTTTCAACTGCTGAAACTTCTTCATCATTTCCAGCTTGATCCAATTTCTTCGCTTCAAGTTCAGAACGCTTGTTCAATTCTTTGATTGATTCTTCAAGTTCTACCACTTTTTCTGCTTTGTTGCGCATGCGAGCGCCTAAAATCAATGATTTGTGCATAGGTTAAATTTCTCCTTAATTTCTTTCTTGCGCTTGTCCAGCGCTTCACGATTGGCACGCTGTTGACTTTCAAAGTCTTTCTGTCGTGCAGCAATTTCCGTTTGCGGATAGGCTGGGAAAGTACATGGACTCACTTCAAAGATTTCTAATTCTAAGATAGTGTCCAGGTACGAACCATCTGCTTGCTCTTCCGTATTGATTTTGATTGGGATGAAACCAAAGCTACATCCAATCACATCGCCACGCTGAACACGAGCATAGGCCCCAACAGCTTGCGGGTCATCCTTATTGATGATGATATCACCGTAAAGTCCGATTTCATCAACTCCTAAAATGACCGTCCCGTTACCAGTACGACCAAGCACTAAACTATCATCATGGTTAAACAATGCCCGGATGTCAGCGTTTTGAATTGCTTTTTCAACACCTTCACGCTTAATCACTTCAAAGTAACCTGGCCATAATTCAGTAACTTCATCAAACTTGATAAAGTACCCACTCAAAATCAAATCACCAGTTTCACTTTCTTCTCGTGTTTTGAACTGAGCAGTGCGATAGCTATTCCGTTTGTTCATTCTCTTCCTCACCCCCTTTCAGTTTCTTCTGGTCCCCAAGTCTGTCTTGCGGTAGATAATTTTCAAGAGCAAGGAGCTCATCCATATCAGGATCTGGTGGCATCCCAAGCCAATCCCTCCACTCATTTCGACGCATTGCCATGCTTTTAGTCATCTGTTCAGCAACTGAAGATAACTCTGTAATGTCATACGAATAAAGCGAGCGAGCATTAAGTTTGAAATACCGATTATTTGAAACGAGTAAGTCTCTCGTTAAGGTCTGAGTGATCGTCGTTGCAATGCTCATGACCGTTGTATTGACAAAGTTGTTGTATTCTTCTTTGTCAAAGCTACCAACTCCCAAAATAAAAGCTGGAACTCCCAAAAGCCCAGCAACTGTTTTCTTGTCAATTTCAACAGATTCATTGATAGCGATATCTTTTAAACTTAATGGCTTGACCTGTTCAACCTCTAGCAAAGCATCAGGAATAATCCACGGCTCACCAGCTTGACTAGTGCTAAGATATTTCTTAGCGACTTTGTCTCGTCCTTCTTGTGTGCCCAACTCTCCATTCGAAGAATCAACCTTAACAATCAGGCTAGGAACGTTCTTTCCATTCATAAATCCTTTTTTGATTTGAGTAGCAAGATTTAAGTTCCTAACAATATCCCTCAGAGCAAGCCTATATCCAGTCCCTACAAATGGATTGTCTGGATCTGGATTGATTACAAAGTGCACGATTTCGCTTGGGTTGTAGTCGATACCACGACAATTCACGATATAACCAACATCATCACTTTTGAAAGAAACTTCACTCATAGAGAATGGCCTCAGGTTCAAAATATAATCATTCACAGGATCATACTCAACATGAAGAACTGAGTTTCCGTCACCGAATAGCAATAGGTCACGCACAATCTTGAAAATCCAAGTTTTGCGAGTCATGTTGTCGCATGGATTTACATCGATTTTTCTAGCTAGTCCGTCTTTAATTCGGATATCGCCTTTATCAGTATTCTCCATCAAGTGAATAGTCATGTTCGACACCATGTCAGCAATCTTGTTGACCGCAGCAATCACATCAGGATTGCGGGCCAAAGGCACATAGCTGTCACCGTCAATATAAAGCCCAAAATCTGAATGAGTGATAACATTCGTTCCACCTCGACTCTTACCACGTTTCAAAAACCTATCTAAAAGCCCCATCTTTTCTCACCTCCTTTCTCTAATCAAAGAAGCTCATGACATTCTGATTCTTACCAAGATTAGCAAGAGCCTGAATGCAAGCAAAAACGCTGGCATCAAACAAGTCAATTCTTGCAGTACCACCGTCACCGTCTAATTTCTCATATTGCACAGCATCATCCACCTTTTCAATCGCTCTAACGTTACTCACACAGTATTCGTAAGCATCAGAATGAAGATAGTAAAACTCTTTATTCTTGACTTTGAACTCAATCCGTCTGAAGCCCTCTGATTTCAGATAAAAAAGCTGAGGTTGGTCAATCATCTTGAACCGAGCTTGTTTCATCTTCGTCAGAAACTCACGGCCAAACTTCCTATCCATTCCGACAGCAGCAATCTTGAACCCTTTCTCTCTCATCTTGATAAACCATTTGACAATATCATCATAGAGAACGGTCGGAGTATTGCTCATCGTCAGCCAGCCATCAGACTGCCACCCAAAGAGTGGAATCCCGTCATCATTTGCTTTCTTCTGAGCATTGACACGAGGAAAGAAAGCGTGTGTGATGCAGATATCAATATCTTTCTCGCCATCATGATAGACTCCGTACAATGCAGCAGCGGTCAAGTCGTGCAGCCTTGACAAGTCGGCGCCACCATACCACTGGATAGGCAAGCGTGCTAGCTCTTCCAATGTCCAATCGTATTGACTATCTGAAGCTATGAATTCATCAGGATTGAAGTAAGCATTCATAGAGTTTGTAAAAACATTCAAAGTCTTGTTGAAAAACTCATTCCTAGTCTGTGGATCATTCATAGCCTGCTCAGCTTCTTCTCTCAGAGCCTTGAGCGATACCGTCACACCCCACGAAGGATTAGCCTTTTTAAGAACATTCTCATCCAGGTAATCGCCCACGTCTCCATCAGTCGTCTGGTCAGCTTTGCAGATAAACATGAACAAGGAATCATCCTTGACCAGTTGCTTAAGGACCTTTTGACAGTATTTCAGACGGTTAGCAAGGAATCCAGTAGGAATATCTCCAGCCGTAGAGATAACAAAAAGCATACTGTTTCGGTATGCTGACATTGTTTTCTTCATAAGACCGTACTTCTTGCTGTTTCTCATCGTGTGAGCTTCGTCTAGGATAATTACGTTACCGTTCAATGAGTCCAAACGACTTTCATCGTTGGCCAATGCCTGGATAAAGAAAGAACCCTCGACACCAAAATTAGCAGTGATTGAGTGTTCCTGGTTGTTATCCTTGATACGAATGTTCTTGTCATTCCATCGCTCTACATTGAACTTCAAGAATCCAAAGGCTTCCATCGCTTGCTTAACTGAGTTGGCCACGATGTAGCATTTTGAGCCGCTATCCGTGTCTAATATCTGATAAGCAAGTGCGATTGCAGCAGTAAATGAGGTTTTCCCATTCTTCCGAGCAAGCATGATAAGCGCTTCTTTGAACCTGCGCTCATTTGTACCCTTGTAGTAAAATCCAAACAGGTTCACAACTACAAAATGTTGCCACGGTTGCAAGAGTAATGGCTTGTTACGGATAGACACCGCAAACATATCATCGCCCTGCTGATGGACTATCGTGTTTTCGATGAAGTGAACAACGAAATCAACAATTTCCTCATCCATTTCAAACTCAGGATTTTCAAGATCACGTAAGAAACGTTCAGCTGCAAGAATGTTCTCCTCACAATGTTCCTCTCTGTGAGAAATGACGTGTTGAGCATACTCTTTCGCTTTGCCAAGATTACCCATTGCCAGCCACTCGCTTCTTTTTGATTTCGTTCTTGAACTTCAGGACCTCAGTAAGAACTGAATCACCTTCTTGTTCTACTACCTCACCGAGCGACTTCGGATTCATCATCAACTGATTAGAGTAGCTAAGAATATCTTTCCTCAAAATTTCCATCGCTGTCAAGATTGGAACTTTGCGCTCATTCTCAGCACCAGCCTTATTGACGTAGGTGTCTGTTACTGGATAACCCATGTCAGCATAATCTTGAGCAAGTTTCTGATACTGGTATAGCATACCTGCGAAAATGTCGATGATCATTTCGAACTCTTTCCGATAAGTGCCCAAGTCTTTCATCTGCTTGACCACTTTTGACTTAATCGACTTTGCTGTAATTGGTTTAGCCAAAAACTACCTCCTTTCGTCAAAATCGCTTAGTTTTTACCCCCTTTTTGTTTGAAGCCCCCGACTTGGAAAAAGTTCCCTTCACCGGTACCCTACTGCCCAAAATGAATTTTTAAAGAGGTGGGGGGTATCCATAAAATTCTTCAAATTCCTTTTTTCTCTTTCTTTGCCAAAACAATCCTTGATTGATAATCTTATCATTCTTTCTATCGTGAAACGTATTGTGTTTCTTGTTTGTTAGTGGCAAACAATTCCACTCGACGAATTCAAGTTCAGGATATTCAGATACAGGGAAGATATGATGTACCATTTCAGCTGCTACTGAAATTCCATACCTCAAACTTTCCTGACAAAGATAGTCGAACTTCCGCATAATCTTATCACGGAACTTCTCCCACTTCTTAGACTTCAAGGATGGTCTGACAGGTTTGTTGTACATAGCAAACCTCCTTTCCAATACTAAAAGGGACAGGCCAGTGACCTATCCCCTCTCATACAAGAAAACCATGCTACCATAATAAACCTTTTTTTGTGAGACTTCAAGATGTCTTTTGTCTCATTCTTTTTTATTTTTGTATTCGCCAATAGAGATGATTTTGTTATTGTCTTTGATATGCTTATAAAATCTAATTGATTCTGGGTGAATTTCACTAACCACAATTTCCCCTTGTGTCCCTATGTCGCTTACTTCGAGGTTTAAAGTTTCATCGCCAATGCTTCCTAAAATTTCAATTTTATCTTTGCTTGATATTTTTTTAGAAATCAAATTCAAAATTCTTTTCAGTATTTTTATCATAGTCATACCTCTTGTAACTATACCAATTTTATCCCTCACCTTCACATATCTTATATTTTGTTAAACTCACTCTAAATCTCAAACCCTTACTAATCATGGGTTTTAAAGAGTTTCATTTTTTCAGTTTATGCTTAACTCATTATGTGAAAGTAATATCTAAAAAAATTAAATGACAAAGTTCCGTAGAGCATCATCAAGCTCTGCTTGTTCTATCCCAATGTATCTCAGGGTAATTGCAGGTGATGAGTGATTGAACATTTTCTGTAATGTCCCTACGTCCTTTGTCTTGTTGTAATATTTATAACCAAACGTTTTTCGCATTGTATGTGTTCCAACATTATCAATGCCAAGTTCTTCAGCAGCCTCATGAATAATTTGATAGGCTCTCTCACGAGTGATTGCTTTATTTTTCCCTTGCCTACTCTTGAATAAGAAATGATGAAATGGTTTGTCTTCGACATATCTTCTCATTTCTTTCTTGAGTTCTTTTGTCATCCGTCTTGTTATCTGCTTGCCAGTCTTCCGTTCTCTCAGCTTGATGTGCCATCCCTGGACATCTTTAACTTTCAAGGTAAGTATATCTCCGACTCGCAAACCAGTATTCAGACCTGTGATGAATAGCATATAATACATCTCATTCCACTCTCTGAGATAATCTTTCATTGCCTGAATGTCGTCACTATCTTTTATCGGTGATACAAATTCCATATTCTACCTCCTTTCCCAAAACAAAAAGCCAGCATTTGCTGACTCTTGACGATACTTCTGTTGGACAACTTTTCTGACTAGAATTAAGGATGACTCCTAAAGTGTGATGTGTGTTTTTGTTTCAGAAGTTCATGCTATCATAATAACCCTTTTTTTGTGAGACTTCAAGATGTCTTTTGTCTCATGTTTATTTATAGCTCACCTTTCAAAATAGCGTACTGCTCTAGGATAATCCTTCTACGTCGATAGATTGTAGCTTTGCTCATGAATTTCTGTTCTGCTATTTCTTCCCATCTCAGTTGAGGATATCTCCAGCGAAGATTAAAGATTTCCTTATCCTCATCAACTAGATTGATCAGGAGTTTGTTAATAATAGCTTTGAACCCTTCGAGAAATTTTAAGGTTGGATCATCCGCTATTCTGATTGCAATGGTTTCGGTAGGTTTGCTTATTCCTACGCTAGGACCACTCTGAGCATCTGGGTTTCGAGTTTCTAGTTCTAGCCTTCTCAAATCTATTGTCCGTTGAATGTTTTGAAATTTGAAAAGTTCTCTGTCTAATGTTTTGAGGTCTTCGTCGCTCAATTTCTTCAAATCCTACCTCCTCGAAATCTTCGTGATTGCTTCCACTTGATAATCTTACCTTCGTTATTGTTGTTGAAATAATCCGGCAATCTTGCCGTTGGGCTCTCTTTATAGACCACTTTTTCAACGACCTGGACTCCAGGCATCATTTCATCATCTATCCATCCAACTAACCAAGCAGGATTCACGTCATATGTTTTAGCAATCATTTCAATTTGCTTAATCGACGGATATCCACCTCGTTCATACAAATGAATTGTGTTTTGGGAGACACCTGTATCTCTGGCCATATCTTTGACAGAGATACATAGGTCCTCTCTAAGTTTTTTCAATCTCAGCTTCATCTTGCTCTCCACTTTCTAGTATTAGCTTTTATGAAAGCAGCCTGCATTTTCATCTGCTCCCATTCATAATCCATGATAATTTCAAGTTGGCTGTTGCAAAGACTTTTTAAGAAATCATTTTGAGCTTCTAGCTTCTCAATATCCTTATAGGCCCTTTCGTACAGTTCATCTTCCAGAAATCTAATGCGCTCTGCCATTGCTTCCTGAATGATGATGTAAGTTGGTTTCTTGTACTTTGTCATTACAATCTTACCTCATAATCTTTCTGCTATTGCAGCAATGACATTCACAGTCACGCTATTTCCTGCTTGCTTGTATAATTGACTGTTAGAGTTCACCTCCTGCGCCTTATCAAAAGCCCAATCAGGAAAGCCTTGTAATCTCCAGCACTCACGAGGTGTTAGTTTGCGTACTCTGCCGTCGATAAGAATTTTCGGTTCTCTTTGACCTCCCTGCATTGTGTTTAAACAGGGTGCTAACCCATCTGGACTGTAAATTCTCCCGCATTGAGGGTTTCCGCCAAAACTTCCAGTTTTCTTGATATTTCCTAGTTGGATAATTGATTTATCTGATCTTGTTTCAATGATAGGAAAAACGTTTCTGGTACGTCCTCCTCTAAAATGTCCGATAATATAGACCCGTTCTCTATTTTGGGGTACTCCAAAATCTTTGCTGTTAAGCACTTGCCATTCGACATCATACCCCAAGTTTTCCAATGCTCCGATGATTGTCTCGAAGGTATACCCTTTATTGTGGCTAATAAGCCCCTTGACGTTTTCAAGGAAAAGTAGTTTAGGTTTGAGAACCGAAGCGAACCTTGCGATTTCAAAGAAGAGAGTTCCGTTTGTATCTTCAAAACCTC